AATTCCGTTATCGAATTGGATCGACCATGGAATTGACGATAGCCGAGCCCATTCTCCCGGCAGCGAAAACAAATCAACGTCCCATCCGCCGGCAGAATTGAGAACCACCGAGCCGCGAAATCCGGCCTGGATTGCATTGTTAGTAACCAGTGTTAGTCCGCCAGCGGTCAGAGATTCGATATCGGCGACCGCAGATGTTGATGCCGTTGACCAGCTCATAACATACCGCGACGGGTCGACGTTTGGCGTTTGTGGTTGCCGTGTCAGCGTCGGCGGGTCGGTACTAATGCCCCAAATGCCGCGCAGGTAATTTGCTGTCCCGGAGGTTTTTGCAGACCATGCCATCAGGGCACCCACTTAACCAATGTGCCGGACTCGCCGACGGCTAGCACAAGGCTTGCCCCGGCGTCGGCCCAGATTGCATCCAACCGTTTTCCGCTGGCAGTGTAGGAGTCAGCCCAGGTTGCGCCGTTCCAGTATTGCACCCGGCCGTTATATGCGCCGTATTGTTGGCCGCAAACCCAAACGTTGTCCTCGTCGGCACCGGCAATGCCATAGATCGCAAGGTCTGGCGTATCAAGGGACGCGTGGATATCAGCCCAACTCCCGCCGTCGTAAAATTGCAACAGGCCAGCCGCCGAGCCCCAGCCGCCTGCCCAGATATGACTGCCGTCGGATCCCCAGATTGCATAAAACTTTTGCCCTGCGACCCCTAGCGTTAACTCGGCCGCCCAGGTCGCGCCGTTCCACTTCCAAATGCGCGCGTTGTCGGTAGCACCAGCGTATATCGACCCCACAACCCAAACGTTGTTTTCGTCCAGCGCCCAGATGCCGTAATAGTCGTTTGTCCCGGCAGGCTCAGAATGGGCCGCCCAGGTTGCACCGTTCCATGTCCAAATTTCGCCAGCGCCGCTGCCGGCGCCAACGGCCCAAACGTTGTCGGTAGCGATTGCATGGACGCCATACAGTGTTACGCCAGAGACGGCGTCTCGACGGTTCCAGCTCGTTCCGTTCCAGTGGTGCATAAAGCCCGATGAACAAGAGGCCCAAAGATCGTCGAGGGCTAGGCCGTGGATACAGTAGATGTCCTCGGTCCCGGTGCTGTTTTCCGCGCCCCATGTGTCGCCGTTGTCCGTTGACTTGCGGATGTCTTGGCCTTTCGCGCCTGCAAAATGTGCGGTTGTGGTCATCAGAACACCTTGCCCTTGCTTGCCAGAAGCGCCGAGGCTGAGCCACTAAACGTTGTCAGTGCGGCTTTCATCCCGTTGATGATCGCTGCGTCGGGGCCCGCGGCGACCCCGAGCCCAGTTATTGAAGTGTTCAAATTGTCCAGCTTTGTTTTTACACTTTCGCCTTTCAAGGCAAACTCCCCAGCCGATGCGTTCCCGCCTAGCGTGCAGTACCCAGTACTGCCGGCCGTGATATCCACGTCGCCGTCGGCTTTCGTCCACACCAGTGCTTGCAGCCCGCCGCTTTCTTGCTTGCCGTATAAGGCCGCGTCCCCAACCGCAAGCGCCGGCGGCCTGTCGCTGCGGCTATGGGTGACAATACAGATTGGCTTTTCCCCAAGGGCGTCGACTAGAAGCAAGATTGCCTCGGTTCCATCGGCCGGCCGCGACGCCATGCCGAATTGTTGCCAAAGCTCCACGGTATCGTGGGGCTCGCCGTCGTAGGTCTCAATCTGGCAGAACCCGGCAGCGGTGATCGTTTTCAGGATACCGCGGCGGATCATCTGGCTGACACGCACGGTAGCCCGATCGACGGCGGTATTGATGGCACCAACGATGCTCACGGCAGCAACACTCCTTTGCTCCGCAATTCGATCTCGGTATGCTGGCCCTGCATCCCACCTACGAACCGCCGGCGCACCACATACATTTGTTCGCTAATACCGAGTACGGGATCGTCAACGCTGCAAATGGTGTCGATGGTCCACAAGTTTGTGTTGCCGTCAACTAGCTGGTGGTGCCCGCGCACCCGGTATTCAGCGACAAGCGAGTCAAACTTGCGCCGCTGCATTTCCCTTTCTAGCTCGGCCGCCGCCTGCTGGCGTGACTCGCCGGAGGCGCGATTGACGATCATTTGGCGTGCCTCTAGTGATACATCACTGTCGGTCAACGTCAAATCGTGGCGGCTACCGGTGCCGCTGGTGTTGGCCGTATTGGCCGAGTAGCCCAGCAGGCGATATGTGCGGCAACGTTCCCGGCCATCGATACGCAGGCTACCGCTGATAACGTTGTTTTTGTTTGCGCTCGGACTGTCCCCTGGATAGTGCCACAGGTAGTTGCTAGGGCGCTGGTCATATTCTGGGCGAGCTATTACACCCTCGCCTTGTGCCGATTGCCAGACCATTAGGCCCAGCTTTTTGCTATGTCGGACGATCACGTCCATCGGCGTTTCGCCAGGCTCGACCTTGACGCGCGGGAAGTTTTCAGCGCGGATGCGTGCCAGGTTTGCCTGGGCTTTCTTGATCTGCTTTTCGGTTGACTGGCTTTCTTCGAGCGCCTTTCGATCTAGTTGGTTGATTGCCTCAAGCGCCGTGCGCTGTTCGCTGGTGTCCGGCGACGTGGACAAATCGCGGAATGCTTCGCGAGTGTAGGCGGCGCGGTTTTTTTCAAATTGGCTCTTACGGCGCAACCGAGACAAACGGCGCTTAGCCTGTTGGCTGCGGATGCGATTCAACTCATTATCATAGATCCAATGCGTGACAAACGGCGAGCCAAGCGCAGTGCAAACATCATCAAAGCGTTTGTTGCGGTAGGTAGCTGGGGTCGCGCTGCAATCAACTAATTGCCCAAACCGGTCCCGGCCTATCAACTCCAGTGTCGGTCCGCTGGTCGGGTCATTGCTGGTGGTAATTTCGTCGATGTATCCGGTCATCTGTAGCGAACCGTCGACGAAAACCTTTACTTCGTCGCCAAAGGTAAAAGCCGAGGACCATCGGCCCCTCGGGTTACCGACGCGAAATGAGAACGGATCGGACGATTGCAAAATGTTGGATTCGATCGAGTATTCCACCCAATCGGTCAATTGTTCGCCGGCGACATCAACCCGAACGTCGCTTTGTGGGATATCCGCCGGCATCAGCTTGTAAACACCTTTAGTTTGGTCCCGGGCGGCACCAATAGCGGGTTGCGGATTTGGTTGATGCGCAATAACTCGTCGGTTCGATCGGGGTCGCCATACAGTGTTGCCGCGATGCTGACCAGCGGCGTGTGAATGCTAAGCTCTTTTTCGGTCAACCTCGGCGCCAGCCGTTCGATGCGTTCCTTCAATCGGGTTGCGCTGCCCATTACGCTGCGGATTGCCTGCAAGGCTGCATTGGTTTTGATGTTGTCGGCGATGGCGTCCAGTTCCGCGATGGCGTCTTTTTGAAACCGTTTGAGTTGCTCCAACCTGTCGGACCTGTCGCCCTCTTGATCTTCCACGTCGGTGACGTAGGTGCCAGCGTCATCAATAAATGCCTGCGTTGCGTCGGTGTCCTCGATCAAATTGTCGGTTGCATCCTGCAAATCGTCAATGCGTGTCTCCATTTCATCTTGTACAGCGCCAACGGATTCGATTTGTGGGATGCTGGTATTGACGCCATCTTCTATTAATTCAAGATCGAGGTCGGCATAGTCCCTGCGCTCGTGGCTGTGCTTCACCGTTGAGCGGCTGCATTTGGCTTGCCAGCGCCCCAACACCGGGTGTTGGAACGCCTGCGTTTTGCCCTGATCTATCAGCGTGATTAACTCGACCAGCCGCTCAAGGTAATCGCTGCCAAAGAACACGGCGACAACGTTTGTTCGGCGTGGCTCGCGCCCGAGGTCTTCCAGCTCGGCGCCGTCTTTGTACGGGTAAGAATACTCGACAACGCGACGGGACAGATCATCATCAACGCTGATCACGTCGATCTCGATCCCGCCCCAGGTCACTACCTGGATTTGGTCTGTCCAGCTCATGAGGTCGCCGGTCCTGTCGCCTGTACCACCGACGGCTTGTCAATGCCCGGCGACCCAATGACCACCGGTGGCTTTTTCAATTCGGCGAGCATTGCCTTCAGCGTCGGCAGCATTTGCTTGAATTCTTTGTCACTCAAACCCTGGCTCTTTGCATATTCTGCAACCTTCGCTAACGCGCTCGCTTGGGTTAGTTCCTTTTGTGCCCCCGGCGCACCAAATCGCGTAACACCGGCCTTCCCCAGCGCTGCCAACTCCCGCGCTTGCTGCTCCACTGCTCCCTTGGTTGTCGCCTCCCTGGCGTGCGCCATCCGTTTTTTAGATGCTTCCTCGCCGCCAATAGCCCCCAACCATTCGAGCAAATAGGCAATCGCATCCGTCAACGGAATCACTTTATTGATCAATGTGCCAATCGCGAAACCGATATCGAAGATGAATTTCCCAAAAGCTAATAATGGATTCAGGATCCCACTAAGCACGTCAATCAACGGCATCGCGACTTCGCCGGCTTTTGCTAATGCCGTTGTAAACGCGGCGAAGGCTGGGCTGTTAATGATGCGGCCCAGGACGACCTTACCAACGCGTTGAAATCCTGCTTCCAGCTTTGCGAACGTCTGCTGAAGTTTTTCTCCGCCAGCGTTCACGCCGGAAGCTTGGCGTTTTAATTGCTGCTCAAAGATATCTTGTGGTCCTCCTGTCGCGGCCTGTTTTATCGTGCCGAATGTCCCGCCAAATTTGCCGGTTTTTACATCGAAAGACTTTTGAAACGCTGCAAGAGCACCCGATGATTCCTCAGTAAAGATGGCATTAAGCCCCTTTGGCCCGGTCAGCTTGCCTTTCGTCTTTTTGAGAATCTCAGCCATTACGCTTTCGATGTCGCGCAATACCTCTCGCCCGGTCTTTGGGTCTTTTTTGAAAGGGTTAATGCCAAGCTTTTTTAGCTTTGGTTGCACTTCCTTTTTCGACACGTCCCGAAACAATGCAAGCAATGATGTTCTTGCGCGTGCCACATCCGGTTCCACTTCACCCACGGTTTGCAGTGCAGTAACAAGGCTGGTGATTGTCTGACCCTTTGCCCCGCCCTTACCGTACAACTCTGGAATAACGCGAGCCATGTCCTTGATTGAAATCGTTCCGGCCAATGCCGCGTTTTGCATTGCGGTCAACTGCTTCATAACGGATTTCGGACCCTCGCCAGCGTTGACCATCGTTGCGGCAATCGTGGCCAAGTCGTTCATTTCCGCGCCCGACGCCTTAGCCGCCTTGGTTAGTTCCGGCAGGATTGCCGCACCTTCGCGAACGTGACCGCCGAACTCTTGAAACACTTGCAACGCGCCGGTGATTTTGTCCTTACCGACGGCGAATTCACCGTTTAGTTCAAGGATCCTATTCCGCAACTTCCCTATCTCGTCATTGGTAAACCCGGCATCCGTCTGCAACCGTCCCAGGTCTTTGTCGAAATCAAAGATCGCCTTTGCCCCAGCCGCCAAAGTAAAACCCGCACCGATCCCGCCTAGTACGCTGCCTAGACTAAACGCACTTTGCTTGATCCCACGAAACGCACCCGCGGCCTTGCGAGCCCCGCTAGTAAGGATGCGTAGCCTTGCGTCGGCCATTAGATGCGCGCCTCAATCGCTGCAATAATGTCTTCGTCGGTCGCGTCGGGATCGATCTTCAGTAATCTGCAAATCTTCGTAGACAATGGGCCGGCCTTACTGCCCCACTTTCTCGATTGCTCCTCTTGAATCGCGTTGTGGTGATCGATGATCCAATTCACTTCATTGGGCGTCAACTCCTCGCGAACCTCATTTGCATTGGCGAATAGCTTGGCTTTTGGGTCTTCCGTATCCGGCCGCAGTGCCATCTTTGCAACGAATTGATATTGCCACTCCAGATCAAAATGAACCTGGTTCAGTTGCGTAATCTCCACGCCGAGATCCTCAAAGCGCCGCACGGCTAGCTTGTAGCACTCTTGGATCTCGCCACAGCGCAATTGCATCAAGCCGATTTTCTCATCCGTTCCCGGCCATTCGATTTGCTCGATATTGCGCCTTGCTGGTTTGAGTTTTCGGATCGGCCTGCCTTCTGCCTTAACAATTTCAGGCTTCTGCATTTTGTATCCTTTTCAATATACAACCGGTTGTGCACCGTCTTGCACGCCAGGAAATAGGCTATCTGTCCGTCGGTCAGCGTGTCTAGTCGCTGGCTGTAGAATTCGCTCGGGCTTTCATACATGCCGCAAAGCACCACGTCGTTTTTGACCGTCGCGTCGTTTTCGTACGCTTGCAACTCCACCTCTGCCTCTAGTTGCGCACCGTCGGGCGTTGCTTCGCGCTGTACCGCTAGCCATTGCTCGCTGAGCGCAATCAATTGTTTCGGCGTGAGCGCGTCAAGGATGTCCTGCGGTGAGCCGATCTTTTTCTCCGGTCGGTCGGCCCGGCGCAGCGCGCGGGATAGGATCTCGGCTGCTACGCGTTGATCGCTGGCCTCGCCCGGGCCGCCACCTATTGCGGCGTATAACCGCTTGACCAAATCAATCGCGTTTGTGATTTGCGTTCTGGGAAGGGGGCGAATTGCTACCAGGCCACCGGCAGGCCAGCGGCACACTTGCGGTGCTGCGGTGCGGTAGCGTGCGAGATCCACACTAGGCGCCCACCGGGATCATGTTCAGCGCCATGATTTCGATCGAAAACTCGCCCCGCTCGCCGTCGGCCGCCTTGAAGTTGACTGAGGAGAATCGTGCTTGCTGGTAGATTTTCTGTGCGCCACCTTCGAGTTCGATCGTCGCGCCGAATTCGGTGCGGTCGATAAGCATGGCCTCAAGGTCCACCGGCAACCCATCGACGGGTACTGGGACGGTCCCGGAAAAGCCGAATTGAGGCACGCCATCGGAGAACCCCTTCGCCCTATTGGCGCGGTTCATAGTCATAACCCGATCGAGGCCGTTTTCAAGCGTCGTGTCAATATCGGTGCACTCGATCGTGGCGCCGTCAATTTCCAGGTATGCTCTGCTTACGTATTGCATCGGTCAGCCTTTCAGTCCAGAAAATCGGGCGTGCTGTAGGATTTTTTGATCGCCCCAACGTGGAACCGCTGCGACGGAATAAATGGAAAACCCATGTCCAGCCTTGTCGCCTCTTGTGCGTTTTGCTCGGCCACGATCATCTTCCTTTTGATGATCGTCTCAGTCCCTTGCACGTAGTCAAGAGCCTCGGCCTCCAACAGCACCTCACCGATCAGAGCCTTGGCCCTGGCCGGGGTCAGCGTGTTGGGTTGCTGCGCAGGGCTTGCCGTTTTCAGCGCAGCATCCGAATAGCGGGCCTTAAACCGTTCAATCAACGCTTCGTCAAGGTAGTCACTGATCTCGGTGATCTCCGCGTCGCGATAGGCCGGGGTGGTGATCTTGCTATGCACGTTGCGCACAATCTCCACCGAGCCATCGTCCATTGGTCGCAACGGAATGCCGCCGGCGCGGATACAGGCCAGCTCATCAGCTCGATCCGGGTGTGCGGTTTCATCGTATTGGGCTGAAATGCCCGGCAAGCGATGGTAGTTCAGCGATTGCTTGCGATTCACAACCCGGCAGCGTTCGGCCGCAAAGGCCGCTGCAATTTCGTAGCAGGGCTTGTCGCTCTTGTAATGCCAAACGCCTTGCATTCGGTAGTTGTCGATCGCCGAGGCCCAGGACGCCAACGCGGCGGCGTTGCCGGTGATCCCTTGGACGCCACAACCCCAGCGCTGTTCTTGTGCACTTGACAGGCTGCCAATGTGCGTTTCGAGGGACGCGCCGGTTGTGGAGTCCTCGGTATTGAGCGCGTAAATGTGAAACCGCTTTGACGCGATCAACGCCAGCGACGAGGTCGGATCGGGGTCTGTTGCTCCGCTGGCAAGGAAGGCCGCAGCGTCGGTGGTTGACGTGGTAATGCCGCTGGTGATTTCGCTGCGGTATGCGATGCTGTTTCCGGCCGGCCCCTTGAGGCGGCAGGTCAAGGTGGTGATACCGTCGCCGCCATCATTGGCTGTTGCGGTCACAGGGAGGTTTGGGTGGCCGTTGATCGCCGCCGCAACATTGGTGCTGATCTCGGTGTCCAGGTCGCCGGATTCAACCGCAATCCGAAACGACCTGCCAGCGACATGAACGGTTAACGTTCCAGCGCCGGTGGCGGTATCAGCCACCGTAATCGTTCCGCTGGCGGCAGTCCCCGCGCTCTCGGCATATGCCATCGCGTAGACGGGGATTAGCGGGCTGACCCGCAGCGCGGCCTCGACCATGATCGCGGAGTCAGAGCCGATACCGAAGCGGGCGATGGCGGTGTCAACGTCGGTGCACAGATAGGCAACGCCCAGCGTCGCATCGCCGGCGCTGGTCTTGTGGCCGACGAGGCAAAGCTTTTTTGTCAGAGCCGGCAGCCCTACGCGGGCCCCGGTAAGGTCCGTTTCGACCAGAACATCCGGCACCAAATCGGCGACGATATCGTTGAATTCAATACCCATGTT